ATATTTTACTGGTTTACCAGTCGATAGTAGCGTCAACTCAAATGTGGGTGCTACAACTTTAGGTAATGGCATAATCTTTCAATTCAATCGTTTTATTTAGTATAGCACTAAGCGGGCTTAGCGTCGTCATTATTGTTATCCTTTTTATTGTCTGTCTCTGATAATACCTGTATTGGTGTTTGATCTATTATAGGATCTCTAGTTTTATATCTGTCACTTGAAAGGAATCCATTACCATTTGATGCAGTTCTGTCAATATAAAAGTACTCATATTTGAACGAGACCGTTGTTTTTATGAGTTCGGCCTTACCATATGCTAATGGAGAAGCAATAATATTGACTGGGAAAGCATTTTGAAGATAGTAAGTAATACTATTAGATCTGTTGAATGCAACATCAAAATTATCAGATTTATCTAGTCTCTTACCCTTATCATGCACCTCCTTACTAAATGCTGTAATTTCTATAGGGCATTTGTAAGTCTCTGGATATTGCAATCTTCTAAATGATGGAAGATCATTGATACGGTCTGTGGTGCTGAATCCATGTCCACCTCTGGATATGTGAGTAGGTGATATAAACTCTAACCAAGCATTGAAGATATCATTGGTATAATAGTCTCTTTGACTATACCATGTAAGGTTTATATCAGGATATCTCCTAAATGTAGCATAATTCTGCGAAACACCTTGTCTCAATCCATCTACCTGAGATGTTTGAATCTGTGAACCAGGTAATAATGCTTCTGAGCAGAATAATGATAGAAATTGACCTGGTGATGCTTGTTTATCGTATAAAGTGCTTTGAGAAAGATAACTTGCTAGACTTTGAGAATCTTCAAAATTTATTGATACATCATATATGTTATTGAAGGCTGGTGCAATACCACCATTTGCTACTCTTGATCTATATAATTCTTCCGTTGGCATGCGGTGCCTATCATTACTATAGACACTTGGTACTCTAGCCATCTAAATATAGCGTGAACGTGTATACTATGTATGTCATATCAGGGGAAGTTTCGTCCCAGAAACTCAAAAAAGTATAAAGGTAACCCCCAAAATATCATTTATAGGTCACTTTGGGAAAGAAAGTTTATGGTGTATTGTGATGAGAAACCTCAAATTCTCACATGGGCATCAGAAGAATTCTTCATACCATACTATGACCCAACTACTAAAAAAGTGAAGAGATACTTTCCTGACTTCTATATCAAATACAAGAATATACATGGTAAGGTGGTGGAAAAGGTAATAGAAATCAAACCATTGAGGCAATGTAACCCACCTATTCAAAAGAGAAAGACAAAAAAATATATGTATGAAGCACTAGAATATGCAAAAAATCAAGCAAAATGGAAGGCAGCAAAAGATTTCTGTGCTGACCGTAAATGGGAATTTCAAGTAATGACGGAGAAGGAACTTGGCATATAGCGACGAATTTCCAGACTCAACTTATAGTGGGAGTCCCAAACCTGGCACCCTTTCTATTTTTAGATATGGTGCAAAATATAAGAAAACACTACCATATTGGGATAGAAACCCACTATGCTACATTTTTGGAGCATCTGGTGGTGCATTCTATGGTTTAAACTTACACTACCAAATACCTACTAACAGGAAGGCAGTTCTGAATTATATTGATGGTGGTGGAGATCCAACAAAGGTTCGTGGGTACCATAAATACCTAAAGTCTTATATGGATACCCCTTTCATTGTACTTGGTATGAGTGACTGGGATAAAGCGTTATCCTATGGTATGGAGGAATTCCGTAGAGTCATAGGTTCTGTAGAATTGGGTGTCGACGCAGCGACAGTACAAAAAGGTGGTTTTTACAAGTAATGTCAGTATCAAACGAACAAAAAGATGCAGAAAAATACGCAAGGGAAAATTGCATCTATGCTCCTGGAAATGCTCATGTGGAATTTAATGCTCCAACATGTGAGATGGGAATAACTACGAAGCGACCAGATGGACGTCCAACAAAAGCAGATAATATAGATGGATATCATAGAGTTATAGGATCAAATGGTAAAGATTATGGATATGTAAAACCAATATTATCAACAGATACTAAAAAAGATAATTTTGCATCAATCATAAGAATTGAAACTAATGATGGTAAAACGATAGATATGAATTCAGCGTTGGGCAAAGAATTATTGAAAGAAAGTCAATTTGTCGAAGTATATTCTAGAACATTAGCACAATTAAAGTACCATGCAGTAAATTCTAATTCTCAAGGAAACTACTTTGGAAAAATTGCATTGGCAAATGAGGCAATAAAAAGGAATGGTAATACAAATGTAAATAATGCATGGAATAGTATAAACACATTATTTTGGGCTTTAGGATCAGATAAGGATTTGACAAACATTAGTCATAGTGATGACCTAAGTGGTGTTCTAACTTCTAATAAAGATGGGGAAACTAACGAGGTAGACAGTAAAAGAGAAGAGGAAAATAATAGGACAGAAAATTTAGATACAAACAATGGACTAGGAGAAATATTCAAACTAAGTCCTGTTCTAAAATATCCTGTTGATGCTGCATATAATGATGGTGGTCAAGATTATATCAGATTTGAGACTTTTAAGTATCTACCACCTAATCCAGGTGCTTTTGGTAGAGACAACCCGAATAAAAAAAAGAGCAAAACAAATCAAGTGAGCGTAGTAGAGGTTTTCAAAGGTAAATCTATACCAAGAGGATCAAATCTTGGAGACTATGGTAATACAATAAAATTACCTATTCCAAATGACTTGAGAGTAAGTAATGGTGTTGAGTGGGGTGGTGCTAAAGCAAATGCAATAGAGATGGCAGCATTTCAAGGTGCCACAAACAAGATTGATGATATAGACAAGAGTGGTATAGGTAGTTTATTTAAGGGTTTGGGGAACATTGGTCAATTGATTGATCAGATGAAAAAATTAGATGTAGATGACCAAGCGGCTGGAACAGCAATGACAGCGTTCTTAGCAAAGACAATGTTATCTGCTGTTAATATAAATGTTGATACTAATCAATTTGTTGCACGTTCTATGGGAATAGCAATAAACCCAAATCTAGAATTACTATTTTCAAGTCCAAAACTAAGAAATTTCACATTTAGATTTGATTTTGCACCAAATAGTGATAAAGACGCTCAAGCATCTAGACGCATAATGAGAGTGTTTAGACAAGGCATGCAACCCACTGGATATGGTGGTAGGAAAATTGATTTGGAGAAAGGTGCACCTTTTGGAACCTCAAATATTTTTATTGGTGCACCTAGAGTCTTTAGAATAGGTTACTTCAATGGATCTAATAGGATTAGGGGTTTGCCCGTACATAAAATATGTGCTTTGACGCAAGTATCAGTAAACTTTACACCTGAAAATGTTTATCAATCTTACGCAGATAGTTGGGCAGTATCTAACCCTGTTAGATCAACCATGGAATTAGCATTTACTGAATTAACTCCTATATTTGCTGAAGATTACTTGGGCACTGGTGAAGGTGGAACAAAAGAACAGATGAATAATGAGAGTTTATTTGACTTGAATAATAAATCAGGTCTTGATATGGGAGTTCTCAATGGAGATAATGCATTGAATACGGAGGATATTGGATTCTAATGGCTTATTTTACAAACTTTCCGAAAGTATCACTTCCATCTTTTGCTGACAATAGGAGTTCATCTCTTGATTTTGTCGATTCAACAAATTTATTCAAAAGAGGAAAAATAAGAGAAGAAATCATAGGCAGTATATCTGCATTTGAAAGATTCTCTATAAATGGTGATGATAGACCTGATAATGTGGCATTTAAGGTCTATGGAGACTCAACACTAGATTGGGTAATTTTAATAAGCAACAATATACTAAATGTAAGAGATGAATGGCCAATGAATCAATATGAGTTTCAAAGGTACATTGATAATAAGTACTCAACGACACTTCTTACACAAATTCATCATTATGAATCAAAAGAAGTAAGAAATACAGATGGATTGATCTTGCAGGAAGCTGGAATATGGGTTGATGGAGATCACTCCTTCTCTTGGTCTGAGGGTGGTAAGAGGTATACTCAGACTGGAACCACATCAGTATCAAATTTACAGTTTGAAGAAGATAGAAATGATAAGAAAAGATCAATCAATGTAATAAGATCTAGATATCTTGAAGTTATAAAAGAAGATATGAGGGAATTACTTACATATACTGATAGTAGTCAATATGTTAATAGAAAACTGAAAAAAGGATCTAATCTAAGAATTTTGTCTCCTCGCTAAATGGTGAGGATTGTTCTCACTATGAGGAACATCCCAAACTAGAGTATATCTGTCCACATCGCTTACGTTGACAGCACCATGTGGTATCTTGTTGTTGAACCAAAAGAAAGTGCCAGGTGCGACATAGAATTCTTGATTACCGACTTGATATAAGTATATTCCTTGTAGTGATAAGTGATATCTATCTTTGTCTAAGTAATATAACCCTTTATCAATATGCCTCAAAACCTTATCGCCTGGTTTTAGTCGGAAGAATGCTGCTCTACCTGTTTCCTTTATATTATGTCTTTCCCAAAATTTGTGCACATTTTTGTACTTATCG